CAGCCTCTGCCAATATGTGCCGAACCCACTCAGCATCAGCCATGTAATCCTTCAACCGTTGCTGCCACACTTCGGGCGTGATCCAGGGCATGATCAATTGCACTTGATCCTCGCGCAGATTATCAAGTAACGCAACTCCACTAGCACAACTATAAACAATCCAAGGGCTAATACGTCCTGTTGATATATGGTGTACAATACGATTGACATTGCCGTACCGAAAATAATCGTTAAAACCGTTCTTAAGTTCTGGATTAGTATCTGCATAATTTTGCATCTCCTTGATAGCTCGTTCTAGTGCATCTTGCGCCGACTCACGTTTTATATATTCCAATAACCACTCGGTGTATAAACTATCCTTGCACCAGTGATCTAGCTTCTTGTTGTTCTTTAATAACCAGTCAGTGAAGTTAGTGGAATTGACTGCTCGTATGCTGACTAGATGCCTGCCAAACTTGACAAAGGCCAAGTAGTAGGGACTAGCAGCAAAGTCGCTATAACTTTTTAATTTGGCCGAGCCTTGTGTGATCTCGTAGAAACGCAAGTAGCTCATCAAGCCCAGTTGTACACCTACTTCTCTTTCTTGTTGCCAACGGCGTTTGCTCTCGCAGAGATGAGCAGCCAGTGTACTTTCCTTGCTGTACTCCCGATTACAGTAACGGCATTTATAGCTCGTCTTTGATTCGCTTGTCAGTCCATCCATGTTGTCTTGCCAAATCTTTAATATCTGCTGTGCTGTTGATGGTGGCGAGTAGTTCAAGTTCATCAGTTTTCATTTCAGGATATAGCCCGGCTAGGAATTTAACAGTCTTGCTGTTAAGGGATTTGTCTTTTTTAGTTGCCAACCAGTAGTGTCGCTTGACTCCCATGCCTGGGCTTGCTGCGGTACACATCAACCACTGTAGCTTTTTGTGTTTGGTAGTGTTTATATCAAAGAAGTTAACATTTACACGTTCGTTAGTGGCCATCAAATACCAGGCCTGCATTTCTGCGCTGCCTTCTACGCTGGCTCCATACCGCAGCATGAGATAAGGACTAAACTTTTTAACTTCGTCCTCGGTGAGGCTGTCGTAGAAGTCTCGATCCTTGAGATCGTATGCTCGCATTTCAGTTTGTATGTTTAGCTTATCTGTCATGGCGCTCATTCATTAATTGATAAAACATTATAACACGATTCAGTTCGTCCTGCAAGCCAGGGTGGGTTCGAGCACGTCGACGTATATCTGCCCAGAGTTTAGTTTCCCTTATCCGCTCGCGCAACTCCTGTTTCGGTTCACTCTCCGAGTGGAGAGCACGTTCTGTTGAACCTGCTGCTCTAACATATACAGTCTCGCCATGATCTGGACTTTCGAATATTTTTGTCATGATGATTAAGTTATGCATCCTTGTTGGATAACTCTGGGGCTTGGTCAGTGGGCCATGCAATATTATATGCGTTCCATTTAAAGTTTTCTTCTAGTGCTTTATTATACGGGGCATCTACTACATACTGTACCACTGCCTCGTCACTTAGTACTAGATATCCGTGTGCGTACCTGGCTGGTATAAACAGTGCAGTATTGGAATCCAATACAGTGCCGCACCAAGCACCCGATTCGGGATCTAGTGCTACATCAAAAATTCTACCAGTTACCGGCATTACCAATTTTGTTTGATTCTGCCGGTGTATGCCACGGAGTACGTTGTATTTACTGGTTGCAAGGTTAATTTGCCTAAAAGTTCCCTGCATACCATCGCTATCACTTTTCCATAACTCACAGAAATCACCACGACTATCTGTGTATTTTTTATGTGTTATTAGCTTTACACCTGGCAATAATTCATAGTTGTTCATGATTACCAAGCCTTACTGAAATCTACAACCTCACTGGTCCTACTGATTTCTTTTACACAGTAGACGCATAAACTTTTTTCAACGCCGCCTTCCAATGGAATGGCCAGCATCTGCCCAGGTTTAAGTTTAGGAAAATACCATTTGACATCTTGATAGATATCTATAATTTCAATTGAATAAAACTCAGGTCTAAAACTTGTTCTTGGATTAAAACAAAATGCACTAAAGCCTCTATCATTGATGCTGGTAAACGGTACTACTTCTAAATCACCCATATCCTTCTCGCCAATTAAGATCTGCCAATCCACTGGCATTTTAATGGTATGTGGGCCTATCCGTAATACCAGTGCAGGGCTATTAAAGCTCTCTAAAAATATTAGTGGTATATAAAAATAGTCAGGTTCTTTAGGGTCGCTGTTATCTAATACACAAAACCGCATGTCCTCAACTTCATCGGGGATTTCTGTCATGTCAAAAGACATGTTATCTAATGTTAAAATTCGCATTTATTGCCATTCCACTTTCTCTATTGTAAAGGGGTAGCTGGCCTCCTTGTAAAAACTTTTTCTCTTAGTAAGATGTCGCTTGACAAACTTACATGTGCTGGTTATGTCCCAGATTTGGACGAAATCTTTGTCGTCTGCTTTTCTAATACCTCGCCCAATCGACTGTATAACTCTCGTAAAGCTCTTTCCGGGCTCCAAAAGAACCAAATTAAAAATCCTAGGAATATTAATACCCACAGCGGCCACACCGTAAGTCGCCACAATAATCTTATCGCTGCTAATTGCCACTTCATCATATTCCTCCTGTCTTTTAGATCCTTTGGTACTACCACTCACAAACACTGCTTTATCGCCCAATAGTTCCGTTAGTATTTTACCTGTAGCAATACGATCTATCAAGACTAGAGTATTCCCTGTTTCATTTACTCGCAAGACCAATTGGCTTATGTATTCTAGCCTGCCCTGTGTTTCTACTAGATATTTTAATTCACTTTGATAGTTGTTGTATTCAACATGGTCTACCATTTGCACCACATTAACATGACACATGGCCAAGTGGCCAGCTTCTTGTAATTCACGGGCAGCTAATGTACCAACTACGTTGCCTAGGCTGCTGTAAATAGCTTGATATGCATATTCTTCTTTAGGTATAGTGCCGGTTAATCCCCAACGTATTGGTATTTGACTCATTACCCCTGTCAACAAGGTCTTTAGTGCATCTGCCTTGGCCATATGCACTTCATCAACAATAACGCACACTACATCTTGCAGAAATTCACCAATAGTAATGTGTGCGTCATGACTCTGTGTTTGCTTTAATAAGTTGTTCAAGCTCTGCCATGTGCATATAGTATGTGTACAACCAAACTCTTTGCGGTCACCAAAATAAACGCCCACATCAAGACTCATGTTTTTGTAGTCTGCCTCAGTCTGTGTTACTAGACTCTTGTTAGGTACAATAACAATGCTGCGACCGTATCGTTCCACACTTGCGCTCAGCGCCGCGGTCATTAACGTTTTGCCTGCGCCAGTGGCAATCTCTTGTACGCTCTGTGTATTAGCTAGGAAATTATTAATCAATTCAACTTGATAGTCCCTGATGACTATTGGCTCACCTGCCCTGGTATGGCCTATGGGCCATGTACGACCTTTAAATGTGTTTTCTGTTACTTGATCAAATTCAAACCGGGTGCTGTATTCTCTAGTATCGTCTACCTCAACATCATATCCACGGTCTTCTAAGTATGTCAATATCTTGGGCAACAGGTTAATATAGGTGCTGCCCCCAAGTTGGAAAAAGGCTACCTTGCCGTCCCATCTACCCAGCCTTACGCTGGGTGTATAACGTGCGCCAGGTATTTCGTACTTGAATTTATTGACTAGATTTTTCCTGTCTACCAATTCAAGTCCTACCAGTTTGCAATTGACTTCATCTCTTATCTGTATTGTGCAAGTTGCCATTAAATCTTTACGACCCCATCTGAATATGTATCGGCAGTGTAGTACACAACCTTTTCTGCATGCTGTAGCATATTTTGTTTCTCCAACCCATGCAACATGGCATGGGTACTAATCAACAACGGAATACGCTGATTCCATGTACGCCTTAACTTGTTCAAGTATACACACTTCATGGTGGAAAAGTCAACCTGATCTGTGGATTTTTTTGAACTATTATCGTAAAACTCTGCAGTGGTGAATCTAGATTGCGCAATATCTCTCAATGTATTACTGGCATCAGGTTCGTATATGTATATGGGCCAACGATTCACCAAGTCAGCATAATCAATTACAGCATCCAGGAATGCCACAGGCTCGGTCTTTCTAGGCCAGTGCATCAATCTGTTTTGTATAAAGCTGGTGGCAACCGTATTGTACTTATCCCTTAGGTACTCTAATATAGTATCATTTATAGTATACCCAAGATAGCCGGAATGGTCAGCCAAGGTCAACATGGTATCTACCGATACCCCACCTAAATTACGATCAATGTATTCGGCTAGAGTATCTTCTATGTTGTCAATGTACACACCACGCTCGGAATCTAAGTTGAGCTCAATCGCATAAGGTGTCTCTTCGCAGTCTAAGACAATCTGCATAAGTCTCTTGGATTCTGCATCGCATGCAAATTGATAGCGCTCTGCAAAGGCCATGGCCCAACTGAGATTGTACTCAGTTAAATCTAATTCCCAGATTCGCCGATCGCGCACAAAGTTAAATTTTCCCTGGCTGATTTTTGCAGCTTCGGTTATTGCAGGAACAATCTCTTTATCAAACGCAAATTTAATTACTATTAGATCACCAACAATGCCAAGAGTTCGGCTTCTATCTATTATCCTAATAGGCATCCTAAATTTAGGTGTTTCAATTTGGTCTATAATATCGTACCCATGAGAGGCCAATTGTCTACGATATTTTACTACCAACTTGTGTGCTAGGTCACCTTGGCGATCAGTCAAGGCCATTTGATTAAAGGTTTGGAAAGCCATGTTCTCCATGATTTTTACATCATATCTAGCTAGATTAATTTTGAATTGATCAGAGTTAATAACACCAACCCCGGTTATCAATTCAATATAATCTTCAATGTACTTTAATGTTTTAATGGTCATGTTTAGTATAGCATACTGTTAATAGTAGTTTAACACACTTGCAAGCTGAAGTCAAAAAAACACCTGCCAAAGCAGGTGTGTAAAATCAACATTGCTGTTGATGGAGTCAATTGGTACGCTGGAACTGTGCGAATAGCCGATAGTAAGACAATACTGCAAGATCGTTCTGACTAGTCACTATCATGATCTTTTCGGTAACCGGATCTATTCCCACTCGTTGTCCATCATGTCCAGACCACCAAAAAGTCTTACCGTTATCAATTCGGTTATTGGTCCAAGTTTGATAACCATATCCTTTAAAATTTATACCAACAGAAGAATTATTCACTATCTGCGTGGTAGTAGCCTGTTGCATATAATTACGCATACAAGAATCATTACCTTTTAGTAATTTAATTGTGTACATGGCCAATCGACCCCAGTCCCGTGTAGTTGCTGCAAACCCAGCATAGGTAATTGGGTGGAATCCTTTATCTAGTGCCCAGTACCCAGGAGCCTCTGCTCCAATTTTTTGCCAAAAATTGTTATCAAAATTTTCTAGAAAATTTCCAGTAGAATCTGCTACTATAGATAGTGCCATTGTATCTGGATTTGAATAACTAAAAACAGATCCAGGGACGGTTGCAGGCTGGGATAACTCAATAAGATAGTCTAACATGGATACTTTTTGACGCACAATCTGGCCAAACTCACCAACTGATCGACTACCCTTTTTTCCAGGAACCAGCCCACTGCTCATTGTTAGTAGATTTCGCACACTTGCATCACCAAATACAGTACCTTGGAGTTCTTTGGCGTAGGTAGCAGCCGGGAGATCCAAATCTGGAATTTGTTTTTGACAATGCATTGATCCAATATTATATGCGGTTAGACTCTTACTCATTGACCACGAAAACTGCGGTGATGAATCTGTAATTGGTGCTTGGTACGATTCAAAAACTATTTTTCCGCGGTCCAATAATATTAAACTCTCAACTGATTTATTTTGCATCACTGCCTGTGCCTGATTAACCAACGCTCGTTGTCCCCAGGACAAGGTTGCTACCGGAGATAACACAACAGGACTTGAACTGGGTTTATACTCATATATGGGTGCGTTCTTACGCACCCACGGCATGTCGTCAAGGCTAGTAGCATTAGCACCAAGCGCAAATACCATGGCCACTGCAAGAGTTAATTTATTTAATTTCATATCATGGATCAATCAGATAAGATTAGAAAAACACGGGAGAGCTCGTATGCACTAAGCACCAATGCCGTCCAACCCCAAAAATTATTATTGCGCTCAAAATTGATTTTTGCAAACCAACCATTGAGCAACATAAGCACAATCGAAATAGTTAAATGACTCATATTAACAGACCAGTAAAATGATTATAAAAAAAGCCAGCCATGGCTGGCTACAAATTATTGCAACAATTGCGGCCGCCCAGCCCATAACTGCAATAACTGTAGCATCCATGTTATACCTTCATGCAAGTGGTAGCAGTCATCAACTTCCACTTGAGCGGAAAGCTCTTGCGCAGGTCTGCAATCTTCAGTGCCATGCGCAGGCTCATCTCGCGCAGTTTCATCTTGTTCTCGTTCATGAACTCGATGATCTCGTCTTCCACACACTTCTCAAAATCGTAGCTTTCAAACAAAGCGCCGTCATCAGCAATCTGCTTGATACGCAACACCTTGTCACGCATGGTATCAAGAGTCAAGTCCAAGTAGTGACAACGCGATTGCAGTGCGTCTAGGTGATCGCGCAGCTTCTGCGATTTCATTTGATCAAACTTCAAGTTGGTGATAAAAATCACGCTGCCTTTGAACTCAAATTGATCTGGGATGCCTTCGCGGCGCAGTGCCGAGCTCTCGCTTAACCAACTAATCTTACGCTTCTTACCCGAGTCCAATGCACCCTTCAACAGGTTCAAGCAGACGTCGTCTAGCAAGATACTGTCGCAGTCATCAAACACCAATACACAATTTTCATCGCTGTATTTGTAAAGTGCTTGATACAAGCCTATAGGAGTAGCAGAGCCCTTGACAACTTCTGCACGAAGCTTGCGTCCTGCAATCTGATCAAACAGGGTAGCTTTTTCAATTTCAAGTTCAACACCGTAGCTCTTGCCCACGCCGGGGGGGCCCGACACGATCATAGCACGGATGTCGCCAGTGGTAGCTGCCTGTGTCATTTCAGTAAGAATTTCAAAGCGCTCGCGGATACGAGTCATTGCTTGTTCTTCAGTCTCTACTACAAAAGCAGATGCCTTAGCAGCAGGTGTGTTCATTTCCACAGTGTCACCGGAGATCATCTCGTAGTCAGAGATGGCATCAACG